CTGGAGAATTAGAAGTAGAACAGATTGCACAATCTGTTGAAGAAATTCCCGCAGGTCCAACTGAAGTTACAGAAAACGAAGATGGTAGTGTAGATATAAATTTTGATCCAACAAAAAATTTATCAGCAGGAACAGAGTTTGGAGCAAACCTTGCTGAAGTTATTGATGAGACAATTTTAAATACTTTAGGATCAGAACTTTATCAAGACGCACAATCTTATAAAGATTCAAGAGCAGATTGGGAAAAAGCTTATACTCAAGGATTAGATTTATTAGGATTTAAATACGAATCAAGAACAGAACCATTTCAAGGTGCATCAAGTGCAACTCATCCTGTATTAGCAGAAGCAGTTACACAATTTCAAGCATTAGCTTATAAAGAATTATTACCAGCAGAAGGACCAGTTAGAACTCAAGTAATTGGATTAGAGACTCCTCAAATTCAAGATCAAGCAGATAGAGTTTCTGAATTTATGAATTATCAAATTATGGATGTTATGAAAGAATATGAACCAGAGTTTGATCAAATGTTATTTTATTTACCATTATCAGGATCTACATTTAAAAAAGTTTATTATGATGAAACATTAGGAAGAGCAGTATCAAAATTTATTCAAGCTCAAGATATTATTGTTCCATATACAGCAAATAGTATTGATGATGCAGAAGCAGTTATTCATTCAATTAAAATTTCTGAAAATGAATTAAGAAAACAACAAGTTTCAGGTTTTTATAGAGACATAGAATTAGTAGCATCTGATGAATTAACACAAGATGATGACATTAAATCTAAAGAAAGACAATTAGAAGGTGTGACTATGAGTGGTCAAACTGAAGATGTTTTTACTTTATTAGAATGTCATGTTAATTTAGATCTGGAAGGATTTGAAGATATGAATCCTCAGACTGGTGAGCCCACTGGAATTAAACTTCCATACATTGTAACAATTGAAGAAGGATCTAGAGAAGTTTTATCTATTAGACGTAATTATTTACAAAATGATCCATTAAAAAATAAAATTAATTATTTTGTACACTTTAAATTTTTACCAGGATTTGGTTTTTATGGTAATGGTTTAATTCAAATGATTGGTGGTTTATCTAGAACTGCTACACAAGCTTTACGTCAATTATTAGATGCAGGAACATTATCTAATTTACCTGCAGGATTTAAACAAAGAGGAATTAGAATCAGAGATGATGCTCAATCTATTCAACCTGGTGAATGGAGAGATGTAGATGCACCTGGAGGAAATTTAAGAGATGCATTTATGACTTTACCATACAAGGAACCGTCACAAACTTTATTAGCATTAATGGGGGTCGTGGTTCAAGCAGGTCAGCGCTTTGCTTCAATTGCTGACATGCAAGTAGGGGATGGGAATCAGCAAGCAGCAGTGGGCACGACCGTGGCCTTGCTAGAACGTGGTAGCAGAACAATGTCTGCAATTCACAAAAGACTATATGCAGCAATGAAACAAGAATTTAAATTGTTAGCAAATGTATTTAAATTATATTTACCACCAGAATATCCTTATGAAGTTGTAGGGGCTTCTAGAACAATTAAACAAACTGACTTTGATGACAAAGTAGATATTATTCCAATTGCTGATCCAAATATATTTTCACAAACACAAAGAATATCTATTGCACAAACAGAATTACAACTTGCAATGGCTAATCCTGGAATTCATAACATGTATGAAGTTTACAGAAATATGTATTCAGCATTAGGTGTTAGAGATATTGATAGTATTTTATTAAAACCAGATCAACCCACACCAAAGGACCCTGCATTAGAGCACATTGATGCTCTTGCAGGGAAACCATTCCAAGCTTTTCCAGGACAAGACCATAGAGCTCATATAACTTCGCATTTAAATTTTATGGCGACTAATATGGCAAGAAATGCTCCTCAAATTATGGCATCATTAGAGAAAAATTGTTTTGAACACATTTCTTTGATGGCACAAGAACAAGTTGAAATAGAATTTCAACAAGAGATGATGCAATTACAACAAATACAACAAAATCCACAAGCAATGCAAAATCCACAAGTACAAATTCAAGTAAGAATGTTATCTGAAAAAATTGAAGCAAGAAAAGCTGTATTGATTGCTGAGATGATGGAAGAATTTATGAATGAAGAGAAGAAAATTACATCACAATTTGATAATGACCCGATTGCTAAACTTAAATCTAGAGAATTAGACCTTCAAGCTCAAGAAAATGATAGAAAACGACAAGAGAGCAATGAAAGAATCAATCTAGATAAGATGAAAGCAATGATGGCACAGTCAACAGATAGTCAAAAACTACAACAAAATGAAGATTTAGCTAAGTTAAGAGCAAATACTTCGTTAGAAAAGACTGTTTTATCTGCTCAACTTAAAAATAGATTCCCAAATCGATAAAAAAGGAGTATAAAAAGACTATGAAAAAACAAAATGAAAAATTAGCAAACGCAAAAAGAACTTTTACTAAAGATTCTAAAGCTAAAGTTGATGTTAATCATTCAAAATACACTAATGCTGAAGGATATCTTGTAGGTGGTGTAGATATTGAGATGTCAAAACCAAACGAAACTCAAATTCAAGAAGTTCAAGGTCAAGGAAGTATTTTACCAGAGAAAAAAAGATCAGCTAAGTGGTACTAACATGTTACCAGTATTAAATGCTGTAGCTCCGTTAGCCAAAATTCTTTTTTCAACAATAGAAAAATCAGTTCCAGATAAAGATTTACAAGAAAAATTAAAAGCACAATTGCAAACGCAATTAATGCAATCTCATACACAAGAATTAACTGCTGCAGCAAAAATTATTGAAGCTGAAGCTAAAGCTGGATGGTTCGCATCGAGCTGGAGGCCACTTTTAATGTATGTTTTGATTTTTATATTAATATGGAACTATGTATTAGGACCTGTTATATTATTTTTTTTTAAAGCTTCTATAACTATAACTCTACCAGGAGACGTATGGACCCTTTTACAAATTGGTCTGGGAGGTTACGTTGTGGGACGAAGTGCAGAATCGGTGGCACGCACTATGGCAAATAAACCGGTATCAAACAAAGAACAAGAAAACGGATAAGGAGAATAAAATGGCTGGACTAGGAATACAAAAAAGAGGAAATGGAATTGCTAGAGTAGGTTTAGCAAAAGGTGGTTATGCTGACATGTCTGAAAAACATGAAGGAATGGAATCTATGGCGGAAGAAGCTAAAGAATATGCTATGGAAGAAAAAGGATACAAAGAAACTAAATCAGGTAAAATGAAAAAAGCTGATATGTTAACTGCTAAAATGTCTAAAAAGAAAAAAGGCAAAATGATGAAAGGGAAAAGATAATGGCTGGTCTTGGAATTCAAAAAAGAGGAACAGGTATTGCTAGAGTAGGTTTAGCAAAAGGTGGTAAAGCATTCCCTGATTTAACTGGTGATGGAAAAGTTACTAGAGCTGATGTTTTAAAAGGCAGAGGTGTATTTAAAAAAGGTGGTCAAGCTAAAGTTGGAAAAGTTATGAAAGAATTTAAAGCTGGTAAGTTACATTCTGGTAAAAAAGGTCCAGTTGTAAAATCCAGAAAACAAGCAGTAGCAATTGCTCTTTCAGAAGCTGGATTATCAAAAAAGAAAAAATAAATGGCTAAACTTTGCCCAAGAGGAAAAGCAGCAGCTAAAAGAAAATTTAAAGTGTACCCGAGCGCGTACGCGAACATGTACGCGAGCGCTGTATGTTCTGGTAAAATAGTTCCAGGTGGACGTAAGAAAAAGGCAGAAGGTGGAAGTCTTTCACAACAAAGAAAAATGGTATCTAATTATAAACAAGGTGGCATTGCAAAAGGTTGTGGTGGTGTAATGGAAAACAGAAGAAAAGTTACTAAAAAATATTAATATGAGTTTACGTAAGTGGGTTCAAGAAAAATGGGTAGATATTGGATCTAAAAGAAAAGATGGATCTTATGCTCCTTGTGGAAGATCAAAAGGAGAAAAAAGAAAAGGTTATCCAAAATGTGTTCCATTAGCTAAAGCTAGATCAATGTCAGAAGGTCAAAGACGTTCTGCTGTTCAAAGAAAAAGAGCCGCAGGAAATAAAGGACCTAAACCTACAAATGTTTCAACATTTACTAAAAGAAAAAAAGCAGCAGATGGTGGATATATTGGACCAGCAATAAATTCTGTTTATGATGGTGTAATTTTAAATAACCCATCTTATTCAAAATATTACAAAGGAATGATATAATGGGAGATATAGCATTAAGAGGATTTGGAATTGAAAGACGTAAATTTGCTAAAGGTGGAACTCCTGCGTGGCAAAGAAAAGAAGGTAAATCTGAATCTGGTGGATTAAATAGAAAGGGTATTGCATCTTATAGAGCTGCAAATCCTGGTTCTAAATTATCAATGGCAGTAACTACTAAACCCAGTAAGTTGAAAAAGGGTTCAAAAGCTGCTAATAGAAGGAAGTCTTTTTGTGCTAGAATGTCTGGCATGAAGAAAAGATTGACCTCTGCAAAAACTGCACGAGATCCAAACTCAAGAATTAATAAGTCTCTACGTAAGTGGAACTGTTAATATAACCAACAAAGGAGAAAGACTATGGACGCTGTAACATTCATAAGTAAACTACAAAAATTTATCAGAGACTCTTACCAAAACATTGGTGATGCTATGATATCTGGCACAGTTGACAGTATGGAAAAATACAAGTATATGCAAGGACAGGCTAACGCCTACCAAACAGTAATTCAGGAAATCTCTAACCTGCTAAATAAGAAGGAGCAAAATGATGAAAAAGGAAACGTTATCGACCTCGGAAAAGGAAATACCAAAGATAAACCTAGGTCTTGAAGAAAAGTATAAAGAAGAAGCTAAAAACGAAAAAACTAAAGAACCATTAAATCCAGAAAATATAAAATCTGTAGTTGATGAATTACCAACGCCTACTGGTTGGAGATTATTAGTATTACCATTTACACCAAAAGAAAAAACATCTGGTGGAATTATTATTTCACAAGAATCTTTAGATAGATTAAGGATCGCAACAAACTGCGGTTATGTTTTAAAAATTGGTCCACTTGCCTATCACGATAAAGAAAAATATCCGACAGGTCCGTGGTGTAAAAAAGGAGATTGGGTGATCTTTGCTCGCTATGCGGGTTCAAGACTACCAATAGAAGGCGGTGAAGTTCGTATATTAAACGACGATGAAGTATTAGGAACTATTCCTGATCCTGAATCTGTACTTCACTATATATAAACCATAGGAGAAAACTATGCCAGAAGACAAGAACGCAAAGACAGTTGACATAGATACATCTGGACCAGAGGTTGATGTTGAGTTAGAAGATACATCTAAACCTGAATCAGAGGTATTTGAAACTGTTGAACAAGAAGCAGCTCCAAAAGCTGAGAAGCCTAGTGATGCAAAAGTGGCAACCGAGTCACAAGCCGCTAGCACCTCGCCACAAGACGCGAGCAACGAGAAGACAGAAACACAGAAAGACGAATTAGAAGATTATAGTAAGGATGTACAAAGACGTATTGCTAAACTTACAAAAAAATGGAGAGAAGCAGAACGTCAAAAAGAAGAAGCTTTGCATTTTGCAAGAGTTCAAAAAGAAGAAAAAGAAAAATTAACAAAACAATTTTCTTCATTAGAATCTTCAAGTGTCAAGGATCGAGAAGCGAGGATCTCTTCAGGACTACAAGCAGCACAAGCTAAACTTGCAGCAGCTAGAGAAACTCAAAACATACTTGCTGAAGTAGATGCTCAAAGAGAAATAGCTAGACTTGGTTATGAAGAGGCTAGATTAATGGAAGCAAAAGTAGCTTTGGAAAATTTACCAAAACAAACTAATGAAATTCCAGCAATCAATCTTAACAGATCAAATGAACAAGCAGTTAGACCAGATCCAAAAGCAGAGTCTTGGGGATCTAAAAACAAGTGGTTTGGCTCTGATTCAGCTATGACTTATACAGCTTTTGATATACATAAGAAGCTTGTAGATGATGAGGGTTATGATCCTCAAACGGACGAATATTATGCGGAAATTGATAAAAGAATAAGACTTGAGTTTCCCCATAAATTTGATAAGAATGCAACTACGGAAACGACTAAACCAGTACAACAAGTAGCTTCAGCGAAGCGAAGTACTAAACCAGGTCGCAAAACTGTGAGACTCACGCCTTCTCAAGTTGCAATCGCTAAAAAATTAGGAGTGCCATTAGAAGAATATGCGAAACAATTAAATATCACGAAGGAGGTATAGGCATATGGAAAAC